CGGCGCCGGCGCCGGCCAGGCGGCGGCGGACAGGAGGTCGAACAGGGCGGCCTTCGCTCGGGGGATTGAGCTAGAGCTCATCAGGCGATCCCGGGGGTGCGTCGGGCGAGACCTCGGAGCACGACGTCGACGTCGGGGATGCCGGTCATCGAGCCGTTCCGGCCGGCGACGGCGAGCGCGTAGGTGCCGCCAATGTCGGAGGTGAACGTCGTCATGCGGTCGGAGAGCCCGCGGGTGTCGCGGTGCAACACGTCTCGGGTGCGGGTGTAGAACGCTTCGAGGGCTTCGCCGGTCGGCCGGTCGAGGCCGTGGGTGTAGACGATGCGGAGGAGCCCGGTCGCGGCGTAGCCGTCGAAGGTGACGGCGCCGGTATCGCCGTCGAGCTCGGTGTCGATCGCGGTGCCGTCGAGGGTGGCGGAGACGATGCTGCGGACCTCGAGGTGCGGGAGCACCAGGGCCGAGCACACGTCGACGCGGGTCTCGATGAGACCGACACGGGGCACGAGGGCGTACCCGATGACGCGCTCGAACTCGTCCTCGACCGCTCGGCGGGCCTGGATCAGACGGGCGTCGGGGTAGGTGGCCGGGTCGGTGAGCGCCGGGTCAGACGCCCGGATCGCGGCGGGGCCGGCGTAGTGGCGGCCGGCGACCTCGATGGTCGTCGTTGTGGTGGCGGTGCCGTCGGTCCATGTGGCGGTGTAGAGGTCGAGGTCGGCCGTCGCTGGGAGGTCGATCGTGCGGACGGTCGGCGCGGTGGTGACGGTGCCGGTCGCGGTGGCGGGGGCGATCACCTGGGCGCCGGCGAGGTCGACGACGCCGACGGTGACGGCGGCGCCGGGGGTGATCGGGTCGCCCTCTTGGTCGACGAGCTCGGCGCGGATGGTCGCCGGCGCGCCGGTGACGATCCGCACGTCGGCGACCGGGAGCATCAGGAGGTCGCCGGCTTGCGCTTGCGGGCGGGTGTCTTGCGGGGTGCTGGCGGGGCGTCGGCGGTCTCTGCGGCGGCGGGCGCGTCGGCGGTCTCGACGACGGGCTCCGGGTCCGGTGCCGGCTCGGCGGTCAGCCGGAGCTCGAGGACGCCGGTGTTCTCTGCGGGGTCGGTGCTCGGTTCGGCGAGCCCGGTCGAGATGAGCGATGCGGCGTCGGCGTCGTCGAGCTCGAGGGTGGAGCATGACGGGAAACCGAGCATCGCGACGTTGGTGCGGACTCTCATCGGTGGACGTCCTCTCGTGGGTGGTGGGTGGTGGTGGGTGTGGACCCGGTAGGGCCTCGACCTCTAGTAGAGGTCGAGGCCCTGGGGCCCACGGGAGCCGCCGTGGGATCAGGTGGTGTACGTCAGCACCCGGGCCGCTGCGGCGTCGACGATCCGCGAGTCGGCGCGGACGATGAAGCGCCACGTCTCGAGGTCGGTCGCGAACGCGTAGTCCGCCGAGCTCTCGATGCGGACACCGCCGGCGACGCGGACGGCGAGACCCTTCGACCAGTCGCCGAACGCGAGGCCCTTGTGGCCGTTGGTCGTGGTGGCGACCATCGCCGGGTCGGTGAACACGGGGTAGCCCGCGAGCGTGTCCGGGACGCCGGCCTGCATGGACGGCTGCCAGAGGTACTGGCCGGTGCCGGCGCCGCCGGAACCGTCGCGCAGCTTGCGGAGCGTGAGGGTCACGGAGTCGTTGCAGATGAACGATGCGTTCGTCCGGTAAGGGCGGGTGATCGCGTGCACCAGCTTGAGCACGTCGTCGTACACGAACCCGGCGGCGGCCGAGCCGGTCGCCGACGCGACCGACGTGAACCCGGCGGAGCCGGCGATGCCGGTCGGCTGCGAGGAACCGGAGCCGATCACGAACGCCGAGCCGATCCCGTTGCCGAGGGCCTCTCCGCCGCGGCGGCCGAGGAAGCCGACGAGGTCGACGGCGGTGTCCGCCAGGAGCTCGGAGGAGACCTGGGTGAGGAACGCGTACTTGTACGCGCCGATCGTGGTCTGACCGAACGCCGCGTCGGAGGCCGAGATGGCGTCGCCCTCTGCGATGAGCGACGCCGACGGGTACGACCCGGAGGCCGCCGTCGGGATCTGGATGCTCTCGCCGGAGGCGGTCTCGATGAGCATGGCGTTCGCGGCCAGGACGGTGCTGTTCTCCTTCATGGCCTCGATGAGCGTGTCGTAGAACGACGTCGGGACGGTGTTGGCGCCGGCGCCGGCGGACAGCTTCGACAGCACGCGCTGTTCGTGCGTGGTCGGCAGGAACTCGGCGGAGCGACGCTCGCCCGATGCGAGCGCGCGGAGCACGGCGAGGTCCGAGGTCGACGCGGTCGGCTCGGGGGCCGGCTCGCCGTACTGCTCGAGCATGCTGTCGATGTTGGCCTGGCGGGACTCGAGGTTGACGAGGCTCTGGATCCGCTCGTCCATCGCGTCGAGGTCGGTGTTCCCGCGCTTCCACGCGGCGTCCTCCTCGGCGGTCCAGGCGCGGCCCTCGCCGTCGTTCTCTGCAGCGATGCGGTCGGAGACCTCGCGCATCGCGGCCCATGCCTTCTGGCGCGCCTCGATGAGGCGGCGGAGCTCGGGGTTCATGTTGTCCTCCTAGGACGTGGGTGCCGCGCCGGCGGGGTGCCGGCGGGTTCGTTCGTGGTGCTGGGGGTGGTGCGGTGCTGGGCCTGCGTTGCGCGCGGGGCCTAGCGGGATGCGGGGATGCGGCGCCCTCGCCGCTGCGTCTCCTCGGCCTGCGTTGCGCGCGGGGCGTCGGGGACGGGCTCGGCGACCTCGGCCGGGTCGAGCCCGGGGAGGTCGCGGAGAATGAGGTCGGTCAGCGTGCCGGAGCGCGCCGCCGAGGTGACCTGATCGACGGGAAGGTCGACGAACGAGGCGAGCGACCGGAGCGCGACCTGGGCGCCGTCGGCGCCGGTGTCGAGGTAGGCGGGGGATGCGACGGGGCCGAGCTCGTGGAGCTCGACGGCGAGGAGCCGGCGCAGCGGGAACCCGGACTCGGTCGTCCCCCAGGAATCATCCCGGGTCGTGAACGTGAACGAGGAGCCCTTGAGCTTGCCCGTGCGGACCTTCGCCGAGGCCCGCACGGCGTCGGGGTCGTCCATGTCGAGGAGGATCCGGTACGGGAGACCGACCATGTCGACACCGACCTCGAGGGTGCCGGAGTCGGTCGTGCCGAGGAGTTGCTGAAGGTCGTGATTCACGGCGCCCAGCACGTTGCGGCCAGACGAGAGGGTCGTCGTGAACGCGCCCGGGTCGACGACCTCGACGAACCCTCCGAGGTTCTGTGAGAGCCGCTCGAACACGGCGCCGTAACCGACGAGCTCGGGCGCGTCCTTGCCGGCTCGCGTCTCGATCGTCAGGGCACCGGGGGAGAATCGGAGCTCGTTCATGCGGGGCCTCCTGGGGTCGGCGCCGGCGGAGCCGGGGGAGCGGGTAGTGATCCGACGAGGTTGGCGCCGGCGGAACGGGCGAGGTCTCGGGCCTCGTCGGCCGACACGACGACGTCGACGGCGAGGTAGACCTTTTGGAGGAGCTCGGCGAGGTCGCGGGCGGAGATGCTCTCGGCGGTCTCGGGGATCGGTGCCCGCTCCTCGAGGGCGCGGACCTCGTCCTTCGTGAGGAACCCGGCGTCGAGAGCGACCTGATACGACGCATATCGGGCGGCGAGGTCGGATCGGAGGAGGGCGCCGGTGTTGATCCGGACGAACATGCCGGGAGGGATCGCCGCTCCGAGCACCTCCTGAATGAGCACGAGGTCGGCGTTAATGCCGTCGACGAGGAACTGTTGGACCTGTTGTTCCCGGTTCTGGTAGGTGACGCTCGAGCCGCCGGTCGGAGCGACGCCGATCTTCTCCGGAGGGACGCCGAATACCTGGCAAATTTCGGCCTGGGCGGCGCGCATCGTGCCGAGGAACTGGGACTCCTCGGCGTTCACCTTGACATGCTCGACAGTGAGCCCGGATCCGAGCACGGCGGGGCGACGCTTGCGCCACGCCGCGACCGCACGGTCGCGGATCCTGGCGGCGGTGTCGGCGTCGAGCACCTCGTCAGAACGGATCACGGTCGACGGTACGGCGCCGTTACGGAACCAGTCGCGCCCGAACTCCTGGGCCCGGTGCGAGAGCTCGACGAGCCCGGAACCCTGCAACGGTGAGATACCGAACGCCGAGCCGGGCATCGGGAACCCGGGCACGACGAGGAGGTCGGAGTACGGGAACTCGCGACCGTTGTAGGTCACCTCGGGGCGGGCCAGCGTGGACCGCTCCCGGACGACGGTCACGGCCGGGTCGAGCCACTCGACAGCGGTCGGCCAGCCGGCGGCGTCACGACCGAGGATCGCCCCGAACGCGTTGCCCCATAGGTCACGAGAGACACTCATCTGTCGGAGCCACTGCGAGCGGGGGAGTTTCGACGGCGCCTCGATGAGCGCCGGCTGAGTCGGCACGAGCTCAGGGATCCCATTGTCGCCGGGCCGGTACGCGGAGATAGGGAGCTGTCCGATCGTCTTGGCGCGAAGGTCGATACACGCGATGACGGCGGACAACTTGAGCGCCTCGATCGGGCCGTAGGTGCCATCCGGCGCCCAGGTGTCACCGGATCCCCACACGTCCTGATAGGACACCGCACGAGACTCCTGCGGGCGGAACAGGCCGGCGAGCATCAGCGGGCCCGGAGCTCGAGAGCGACACCGAGAGCGACGAGCACGACGCCGATACCGACGGCGAGCGCGGCGACCGACATCGACGCGAGAGCGGCGAGAGCGAGGGTCATGCCGGCGATCTGGCACACGGCGGCGAGCGTTCGCATCAGACGGGCCCTCCTCGATCAGTGAGCGAACACGGGCTTAGGGGCCTCGGGTTCGGTTGGCAGCAGAGCCCGCGCGATCGTCACGGCGACCAGCGGCGAAATGGGGACGGTCTCGGAGCGCCGATCCCACGCCCACGCGTCGCCCAGGGGCCGCTCCGCGGCGTGAGCTCCGGCGTCCTCGAGCTCCGGCTGACCGCCGAGCCGGCGGACCGTGCCCTCGACCACCGCGGAGTAGAACGATCCACACGCCGACTTGTAGTCCTGGGCGTTCATCAGGCGGAGACGATCTGCCGGGATGCCGGCCTCGGCGAACGCCTCGAGCACGGCGCCGACCTGGGCGCCGGCCGGGCCGGCAGAGTTGCATCCGACAGCGGTCGGGTTCCATGTGGTGACGAGCTCGGCGAGCCGGCCTGGGAGCCATCCGACGCCCTCGTCGTGGTCGATCACCTCGACGTAAGCGTCGCGAACGGTGCCAGACGCGACACCGATCGTTGACCATGCGCCATCCCGGGCGACATCAAACGCGATGGTTAGCTCGCCCTCGTCGAGGTCTGGCGGGTTATCGGTCACGGTGGCGGCCCACTTGTCGGCGGGGAGCTTGGCCGGCTTCGCCGCGATCGTCTCCGGGAGGGGATCGAACACGCCGAGACGCTCCCGGGCGAACTTGCCGTCGACCCCTGACATCGCCGCGCGTTCGGCGTCGACGTAGTCCCGGGAGATGCGGTAGCCGTAGGCCGGGTTCGCGAGGGCGACGTTCGTCTCGTCGGTGTCGTCGATCGGGTGCGAGACCAGTGTGCCGTCGGCCTTGAGCTCGAGCCGTTCGGCCGTGTGCTCCGAATATGCGAGCCGGCCGGGGGCGCCAGCGAGAGCTCGCATCCGGAGCGCCCATAGCTGGGTCGACGTCGAGAGGCCGGCCGACGAGGCGTACCACACTTGAGCGTTCGGTGAGGTGGACAGGGTGGGGAGCGACGCGGCGACCTGTTCGGCGGTGAGGGCGAACGCCTCGTCGTAGACGACGAGGTCGGCGCCGGCGAACCCTCGGGCGGCGCCGCCGGTGCGGGCTCGGTACTTGAGCCGTGCGCCGTTGCGGAGCTCGATGCCCTGCTCGCCGTTCGCGAACCGGATCCGGAGCACCTGTCGAGAGAGGCCGGGGTCGCTCTCGATGACGGAGACCATTCGGAGGAACGCCTCGTTCGCGGTCGGGAATTCGTGGGCGGTGTGGATCAGGAGACGTTCGCCGAACAGGTAGAGGCCGGCGAGCTCGCGCATTTGGATCGCGTCGCCCTTGCCGTTCTGGCGGGGCTGCACGTCGGCGACCTCGAACGCGGCCCAGGTGCCATCGGCACGTTCCCCCAGGGCGACCTCGAGGGTGAGCTCCTGGGATCGGTCGGGCGTCATGCCGACCGATCTAGCTAGGTCGAGCACCTCCGCCGCGGCGTCGAGGCTGTGAACGTCGAGAGGCCGGAGGAGAATCTGCGGTTCCTGCACGCCGAGCGGCCCGGCGGGCGGCGACTTCGTCGACACGGGACGCCTCCTCCGGCTCGAGGGCGGCGAGCTCGGCGTTCACCGCGCGGAGCTCGCGGGAGATGGCGGCGACGGCGGAGCCCGGAGTGTCGGGATCGGTGAGGCGGGACCGGAGCGCGGCCCGGAGGTCTCGGAGCTCCTCGACCGGGTCGATCGGGTCGAGCTCGGCGCGGGTCGGGGCCGGCGCTGGGGCCTTGCGCGTCGCCGGCTTGCGCTTGCGGGCGGGTGTCTTCGCCGGCGGCCTCTTGACCGGGGCCGGCTTCGCGGGCTTCCTGGCGGTCATCGGCCGGCCTCGAGGGCGAGGTCGGCGCCGTCGCGGCTCCGACGATTCGTGACTAGAGAGAGACGGAAAAAAGGGCCGGG